TGAGCGCGGTCTCTTGATCGCTGCTAAGCCACGCAAACTGGTGATCCCACCTGCTTTGATGTTCGTTGCTACTCGTCTGTTGGAAACTAACCTCCGTGTTGGTACAAACAACAACGATATCAACGCATTGAAAAACAATGGCACAATCCCAGAAGGCTACGCTGTTAACCACTTCTTGACCGACACAAACGCATGGTTCTTGTTAACCGACGTTCCAAACGGCTTGAAAATGTTTGAGCGTACACCACTCCAGAATTCTATGGATGGTGACTTCGATACTGGTAACGTTCGTTACAAGTCTCGTGAGCGTTACAGCTTCGGCTGGTCAGACCCACTCGGAGTCTGGGGCTCAAGCGGTTCATTCTAATCGGAATGTTCCTAATAAAAAACCCAGCTCACAAGGCTGGGTTTTTTTCATTGTAGTGGTGTATTCGGTGGCAGTTAGCGCATAGGACTATACACTTTTTTATTTCTTCTTCTGCTTTCTTAAACTGCCCATTTGATATTAGGCGGTTAACATCATATTCTTTTGTAGTCGGATCTTCGTGGTGAAAATCTAATGCGGCTATATGGCTGAACCCACACTGCGCGCAGCATAGGCTTGATTTATAGTCTTTCCACTCTTGCCACTTTTTCTGTTTGTATTTTGTATTTGCTACTAGTAAGCGTTCTTTGTTACGTAAGTAATGTTCACGGCTGTACTCCTTGTGCTTGGCGACTCTTACGCTCTTGTCTTTGTACGGCATCTTGGTTAACTTTATATTTCCAGTAGATTGCGTTACGGAAGGACCACTTGTTAGCAGGATTGTATATCTTAAACCCTGCATTGATAAGGGAGTTAGCTGAAGCTGGGTTATTTGTTGTATCCGTGATACACCAGTTCCACCCTAAGCGTTTGGCTTGGGCCAACCTAGCTTTAATTAATCGCAGCTGTAGAGCATGCCCAGTAAAACCATCAAGCACACCAGCTCTACATAAGTAACCTGTATCTGTCCATTTCGTCGAGCGCACCAGACCCGCAAAAGCGACGGGCTTCCCATTCTCTGCATAGGCTATCCACCAATGACCCCGAGTCGGTTCGTATGGTTGGTCGGCTGGCAATATCTGCTTCTGAAGATAGAGCAACAGATTCTGTATTGAGGGGTTTCTTATATCTACTTTTTTTACTGTAAACTGCATTTTCCATAGCCCCCCAAATATTTATCGAATTTAACTTATTTTACCCAAAAATTATGTTGCAAATATTAAAAAAAGTGTATACTTACAGCAACTGGGTAATGCTTATACCGGACTGTCCCAGCAGACGATGCAACGATTGGTATAAGTGAACTTTTGCATAAGGAAAACTTATTATGGCACGTTCTACCTTTGAAGGCCCAATTCTATCGGGCGATAACCGTTTTGGCGCTTTGCGTGACGTTGGTTACGCTCGTTTAAACCAATCCGCAGCTTTAACTCTTACAAACACTACTAATGCTACCGCTGGTTATGCTGGTGCATCGCAACAATTTGTAGGTTCAAACAATATCCCTAACACTAATGCGGTTGTTTACAGCCCATCCAGCTCTACATACCCACCTGTAGCAGCTTCTATCCCTGCCGATAGCGCAACTAATATCTATCGTGGTTTTGTTGCTTATGTTCCAGTTGGATGCCGTATTACTGATATTATTGTTGATATCGGCGTAGTTCCAACTGTTGCTGCTGGTACTTTGACTTCTGTTCAAGTATTGGTTTCTAACGGTTACACAGCAGCCGCTGGTACTGCCGCGTATGCTAATACTGCTGTTTTGACCTCTCCTGCAGTTGGTCGTCAGTCTTTGGCTACATTTACAGGCACTCAGTTGGCTAACCAACAAGCTACTACAGCTGATATTACTCAACCTCAACAGCCTGCAACATTATCACAAGTTGTATTTACTGTGGCTTTGGTTGGTACATCAATGACAACTATTTCTGCTGGCACTATGTACTTTAACCTTAACTACACACAACCTGATGGCAACATTGGTTCTACAACTGCTTACCCATATGGTAACTTTGACTAATTAATCCCGGGGGTCTTCGGACCCCTTTTTAAAATTTAGGAGATTAATTATGACAATGCAATTTGATGTAAAATCGTCGCACAGTAGCGGCACGGGCCTTATGGTTTCTGGGCGCGTTCGCCTTAAAAACTTGATATATCAAGGCAATGGCACCGCTGGTAGTATTGACGTTTTTGATACAACAACAGCTCCGGTAACAGTTACATATGCTCGTTCAGGTACAACTGTTACAGTAACAAGTACAGGGCACGGTTTAACTACTGGTCAAAATATCGGTATTACTTATGCCGCCGCGTCTGGCGTTTCAGCTGTTGCTGGAAACTACGTAGTTACTGTTACTGGCGCCAATACATTTACTATTACGGATTTAAACTCTGGCACGATTGCTGGTGGTACAGCATGTATTTATTCAACTGGTAAGTGGGTTACTAGCTACAACACTGGTACTGCGGTACAGCCATTCCAAGTTATTTTCTCCGGTGAAGGTATTTTGGTACAGACAGGTGTATATATTGTTGTTACTAACATTAGTTACCAAACAGTTCAATATGGCTAAAAAGAATCCATCTCTCGCAGTGGGTCGTGGTGAGAAACTACCAGTCTCGAAAGGGGCTGGTCTCACTGAAAAAGGTCGCAAGAAATATAATGCGGCTACAGGGTCTCATCTAAAAGCTCCGCAACCTGAAGGTGGTCCTCGTAAAAAATCGTTTTGTGCAAGAATGTCTGGTATGCCTGGCCCAATGAAAGACGAAAAAGGTAGGCCAACTAGAAAAGCAGCTAGTTTAAAACGCTGGAATTGTGGATCAAAATGATGGAACTGCAAATTAATGATCCGGAAATTGTGACTGCTAGAGAACTGGCAACACACGCTAACGATATTAAGCATTTACAGGCCGATATGGATAAACTTGTACAAGACATGGAAGAAGTTAAGAAATGCCTAGCCGAAATTCAACGTTTGTTATCAGACGATCGCGCTAGCAAAAAGACTATGCACACTGTAGTTAACGTAGTGGCTGTATTGTTTGGTGGTTTAATCGTGGCACTTTTTGAGAAATTTGTAAAATGAGTGACGAAAAAGAAATTAAAAAAGCTCCTAGCATTTCTTTTAAAGAAGGCCTAGCTAGAGAGAATGCTGCTAAAGGAGAGGCCGCTAATGTTATAGCAAAAGCAGCAGGTAAAGGCGAAGCAAGTTTAGAAGCGCAATATCCTGGTGCAAAAATTACCCGTGCTGGTGAGCAAGCGCGTCCTGAAGGCGGCAGCGCTAATAGGCTAGCTGATTATGAAATGGAAAGCCCCAACCGCGCAGATAAGAACTCTTTAGAGCCGTATGAAGTAAAAGCATCTAAAGCTAAATTTGCTCGTACTGGTAGCGGGTCATCTGGCGTATTGCCAAATGATAAAAGCGGTTTAGATCGCCCTCATTTGTACAAAAAAGGTGGTAAAGTTGCTGGTAAATTGGCAACTCGTGGTTATGGCATATCAAAGCATGGTAAAAAATAATGCCAAGTGTCTCTAAAAAACAACACAACTTTATGGCGGCTGTTGCAAAAAACCCACAGTTTGCTAAAAAAGTAGGCATGAAACAGTCTGTGGGTGAAGAGTTTTTATCTGCAGATAAAGGCAAGAAGTTTGCAGCAGGTGGCGTTAATATGATTAACCGTGATGTAACTAGACACGGCAGAGTTTTGGGTTCGTCTAAAGGCGTTCCTGCGGCTGAGTTAACAAAATACATTGGAATGAAAGAGGGTGGTATGACTCCAGAACAACAGAAAAAGTACTATGCTGATAACGCAGCAAAAGGTAAAGCTGCTGAAGCTAAAAAAGATTATGAAGTATTCGGTTCCCGCGGCGACGCTGCGCGTAAAGGCATGGAAGAAGGTCGTATGGACCAAATGGGCAACGCTTACAAAAAAGGTGGCAAAGTGGAAAAAGAATCTAAGGCTGATGACCGTAAAGAAATGGCTGCTGATAAAAAGCAAGACATCGCTATGATTAAGAAAGCGTTCAAAGAGCACGATGCTCAAGAACATAAAGGCGGTAAAGGTACTAAGATCACGTTAAAAGCTGGTGGTAAAGTTCGTGGTTGTGGTATTGCTCAACGTGGTTTAACAAAAGGAAAAGTACTATGAAAGAAGTTATGGGACCAAAGACAATGGCTAAAGATGTGGAAAAATTTCCTCAATTTGAAGCTCACGATGTAGCTATGATGAAACACTCTGCTGGCCATAAAGGTCAACATGAAATGATTGCGGAGCACAAAGCTGGTCATATGGCACATCACGAAGCAGTTGCTAAGATGTGTGGTGGCGGCATGGCTAAGGGCAAAAAGTAATGAGAGCTTCTCGTGGCATGGGGGATATTAACCCTGCCAAAGAGCCAAAAGCTAATAAACCCGCCGTCCTTAAAAAAGGCGGCAAAGTCGGCCTTTATGCAAATATTCATAAAAAGCAAGCACGTATTGAAGCTGGCTCTGGTGAAAAAATGCGTAGTGTTGGAGCTAAAGGTGCGCCTACTAAAGCGGACTTTATTAAATCAGCTAAAACTGCAAAGAAGAAATAATGGCTACTAAGAACTGGATTCAAAAAGCAATTAAGAAACCCGGCGCATTAAAGGCTGAATTGGGCGTTGCTAAAGACAAAAAGATTCCGTCAAGCAAACTAGCTGCAGCTGCAAAGAAACCGGGCAAGATCGGTAAGCGGGCTAGGCTTGCGGAAACCTTGAAAGGTTTGAAGAAATGAGATTAATTGACTGGATTCTCGGTTTGTTTAGCAAACCAAAAGAAGAAGTTACTTTTGAAAAAGCGGAGCTTGCTATCGAACCTTGGCCGTTCCCTGTGCCTAAGAAAAAGCGCGGACGTCCTGCTGGTAAAAAACCAACAGTAAAAAAAGCTGCTCCAGCAGTGAAGAAGACTGTAAAAAAACTTGCTACTAAGAAAGCTAAGTAATGGCCGTTTCCCCACTTACTACAGGCACTACGCTATTTAATCTAGATTTAAACGATCTGGTTGAGGAAGCGTTTGAGCGTTGCGGCAAAGAGTTGCGTACTGGTTACGACTTCCGTACTGCGCGTCGTTCTTTAAATTTACTGACTGTAGAGTGGGCTAACCGTGGCATTAATATGTGGACTATTGAGCAGGGGACAATTAACCTTGTTCAAGGCCAGACTACATACGCGCTACCAACAGATACAATCGACCTCTTAGAGCACCAGATCCGCACCCAGGCTAATAGTGCGTCTAACCAAACAGATATCAATATCAGCCGCATAAGCGTCTCTACATACGCCACAATTCCAAACAAACTAGCTCAAGGCAGACCAATTCAAGTTTGGATTCAACGTATGTCTGGTCAGGCTAATAACAGCACATATACACTAGCTAGCGGCATTTCTGCAACTGATACCACAATTACGCTAAGCAGCACAACTAACCTGGCCTCAGCCGGTTTTATTCAAATTGACAATGAGATCATTGCTTATGGCTATGTGTCTGGAAATCAACTTGGTTTTTGCTCCCGTGGTCAAGCGAATACAACTGCAGCAGCTCATTCAACAGGAGCATTAGCATATGTTCAAAATCTACCAGCGGTATCAGTCTGGCCTACGCCAGATGGTTCGCAACCATACCAATTTGTGTATTGGCGTTTGCGCCGTATTCAAGACGCTGGGAATGGTGTAAATATCCAGGATATTCCGTTTAGGTTTGTTAACTGCCTTGTGGCAGGATTGGCGTACTACCTGTCTATTAAGCTTGACAACATTGACCCCAATCGCATTGCAGCATTAAAAGCAGAATATGAGCAGCAGTTTCAATTGGCAGCTGACGAGGATAGAGAAAAAGCCCCAGTTCGGTTTGTGCCACGTAGGATGTTTATTGGGGGTTATTAATGCCTAATAAGTTTGCTTCTGGTAAGTATGCAATTGCCGAATGTGATAGATGCGCGTTTAGATATAAGTTGGTTGAGCTTCGTACAGAAATAATAAAGACAAAGCCTTATCAGCTAAAAGTTTGTAATACCTGTTGGGACCCTGATCAACCTCAGTTACAATTGGGTATGTATCCTATCAATGACCCACAAGCAGTGCGGGAACCAAGACGGGATTTAAGTTATGTTCAATCTGGTTTGACGGCCTATGGTTATCAAGCTGGCGGTAGTAGAGATACCCAGTGGGGTTGGAACCCTGTAGGACAAGGGTATGATTACGGTGAAACGCCAAATTATTTGGTTGGGCAAGGGCAAGTTGGAACAGTAACAATTAACTAGGAGTAGGATATGACATTTAAAAGCGGCGCCCAGGGTATTAACCAAAAGGGCAAGACAAAAGGTAAGAACTTAGGCGACTCAGGTTCTAGCGTTGGCACTGAAATGGGTAAAAAAGTTGGTAAAGGGCCAGCCGGCGGTAAAACCAATGAAGACATGTTGTCTATGGGCCGTAATTTGGCTAAAGTAAAAGCGAATGGGAAATAATCATGGCGATTAATAATAAACCTGCTAATAAATACGCACAGCCTCATGGCGTTCTTGAGAAGCTTCCAGATATGTCCACAGAGCGCGGTTCTAAGTACATGGACGAGATGAATATTTCTTTAGGAAATATCAGCAAAGATAACTACAAGCCTACTAAGACTTCTGGTATTGAAATGCGCGGCGGTAAAGCTCAGACTAAAGGCAAAATGTCACGTGGGCCAATGGCTTAAGGGTAAACCCTAATGAACTACGAAACGTTGTATAACAACATTCAGGCATATGCCGAAAACACCGAAGCGCTTTTTGTGGCGTCTATTCCTGTTTTTTTACAGCAAGCTGAAGATCGTATATACAACTCAGTTCAAATCCCATCATTACGTAAGAATGTTACAGGTACCGTGAGTTCTGGTAATCAATACCTATCTTTGCCAGCTGATTATTTGTCTTCTTATTCTGTTGCTGTTATTGATTCATCTGGTAACTATAATTATTTGCTTAATAAAGATGTTAATTTTTTACGGGAAGCCTACCCAACCGTTAGTTCTAACGGCACTACCTATCAAGGTACTCCTGGCGGGGTTCCTAGGTATTACGCTTTATTTGGTAATCAGTACGGCAATATGGACGCTCTGTCATTAATTTTAGCCCCTACCCCTGATGACAACTATACGGTAGAGATGCATTATTTTTATTACCCACCGACCATTGTACAAGGTCAGATTACTACACTAAATACCCTTACGGGTGGTTCGCTATATACCAATGGTGTATATCAAAACGTACCTTTAACTGGAGGTTCTGGAGCAAATGCTACTGCAGACATTGTCATCGTTGGTGGAGTTGTCACATCCTGTAGCCTTAAGTTTGGCGGTAATTTTTATGTCGTGGGCGATACTCTTTCTTGTTCTTCCCTTGGTAGTACTGGTAGCGGCTTTTCTATTAATGTAGCAACAGTATCGAATGCTCTTGGAACTAGTTGGCTTGGGGATAACTATGACCCTGTACTATTCTATGGCGCTATGCGCGAAGCTATGCTGTTTATGAAGGGCGAGCAGGATTTGGTTGGCTATTACGAAAATAAGTACCAAGAAGCTATTGCGCAAATTAAACGCCTTGGAGATGGTCTGGAGCGTAACGATGCCTATAGGAGAGGCCAGACTAGTCTGCCTTATAATAAGTTATGAGTATTGTTCAAGGCCAAACCACTGTATTTAAGACCAACCTGCTTAGTGGGTTAGAGAATTTTGCCGTTGGCACCCCATATACATATAAAATTGCCCTATATACAGGCAACGCTAACCTTAATAACACAACCACTACGTACAGTACAACCAACGAAATTACAGGTACTGGGTATACAGCAGGTGGTAAAACACTAACAATTACTCAAGTCCCAGTAGGGGATACAAACTCTAATACGGCATATATTAACTTTGCCAACGTAATTTGGAACCCAGCTTCCTTTACTGCTAGGTGTGCTTTAATATATAATGGCACTACTGGAGCGGCTGTAGCAGTGTTGGATTTCGGTTCAGATAAAACAAATACAGCAGCAGGTACTTTTACTGTTACTTTTCCAACGGCAACATCAACAACTTCTATTTTAAGGATTTCTTAACATGAGCATTGAAAAATCAAATTTTGGCGACGTTAGTGTTGCTAGCGTTACAAGAGGCGGTAGCTCCGATGAGACATTCGGTATCCAAGGTTACTATACTGTTAAATGTTACGACAAAGACGGCAACTTAAAGTGGGAAGATATTGCTCCTAACTTAGTTACTGCTGTAGGTAAACAAGATTTGTTTAACTACTATTTTGGCGCAACTGGCACAGGCGGCGGTACAGCTGCTGGCGCTAACTATTTAGGTTTAGCTGGTGGTACAGCTACTTACACAGCTGCTGATACTATGGCTTCACATACTTGGACAGAAGTTGGTGGTACAAACGCTCCAGCTTACACAGGTAATCGCCAGTCTCCTACTTGGTCTACTGCTACTTCGTCTGGTACAAGCCCATCTAACGTAACTACTAAAACAGTTTCTGCAGCTAACACTTTTGCTATGACTTCTTCTGGCACAGTTAACGGTTGCTTTATTAATGCTGGTTCTGGCGCATCTGCTACTAAAGATACAACTACAGGTACTTTGTATTCTGCTGGTAACTTTACTGGTGGTTCAAAAACTGTAGCCAACGGTGACTCTTTAGCAGTAACTTATACAACAACAGCTACTAGCTAATAGGAGCTTAATATGGCTCTTATCTTAGCGGATAGAGTCCAACAGACGGGTACGGCTAACACAACAGTTAGCTTTACCCTAAGTGGTTCTGTTACGGGCTTTCAAACTTTTGCGACCATAGGTAATGGAAACACTACCTATTACAGCTCCTATGACTCTGCTGGTAACTGGGAGACAGGGCTTGGCACATATTCAACTACGGGTCCGACACTAACTAGAACTACTATTTATGCTTCTAGTAACGCCAATACAGCGGTTACTTTTTCTGGTTCTGTAACTATATTTGTTACTTATCCATCAGGTAGAAGCGTTAACTTAGATGCTTCTGGTAATGCTACAAGTCTTGGAACCCCAGCATCTTTTGTTGGAACTAATATTACTGGTACTGCCGCAAGCCTTTCTATTGGCGGAAATGCTGCTACAGCCACAAGCGCTACAAGTGCAACTACAGCTACAACTGCAACTACAGCCACTACAGCTAATGCCTTAAATACAGGTAATTCTTATTCAGGCGTTAACTTTACTGCGACTGGTTATTTTAGTGGTCCAGGAACAAACCTTACTGGTACTGCAGCTTCTTTATCTATTGGTGGTAATGCAGCTACTGCATCCACAGCTACATCAGCAACAACTGCTGGCACTGCTGGTGGTTTAACTGGCACACCTAATATTACTGTTGGCACAGTTAACGGTACGACAATTACCGCTTCTACTCAATTTGTTGGTCCTGGTAATGGTTTAACTGGTACAGCAAGTAGCCTTACGGCTGGCCTTGCATCTAACTTAACTGGGTCACCTAACATTACTGTAGGCACTGTAAGCGGAACAACAATTACGGCATCTACCCAGTTTAGCGGTCCAGGCACAGGATTAACAGGGACGGCTTCAAGTTTGACCGCCGGCACAGCTACAAATGCTACAAACGTAGCAAACACAACAACTACTTCGTCAAGTACTTTTTACCCAACATTTATGGGTGCAAATACAAGCACTAACCAAGGTACAAACACAAACGCTTCTTTAAGCTATGTCCCCTCTACTGGGGCTTTAACAGCTACATCGCACGTATCTTCATCTGACGAACGGCTAAAAGAAAATTGGCGTGATTTGCCAGATACTTTCCTTGATGATTTAACCAAAGTAAAACATGGTTCATATAACCGTATTAATTGTGAGTGGCGTGAAGCTGGTGTATCAGCACAATCATTAATGGAAGTTTTACCAGAAGCTGTTATTGCCGATGAAAAAGGGATGCTTTCTGTATCTTATGGAAATGCGGCATTAGTGGCAGCTATTGAGTTAGCTAAAGAAGTTAAAGCACTACGGGCTGAAATAGAAGAGCTAAAGCGGAGTAAATAATGTTTGGCTATGCTGGGTTCGCTCAAGCCCCATTTGCTGGTTTAGGAGTTGTAAACGGGACGTATTCTGTAGATATAACAGAAACATTAACGCTTGCAGAAAACATCCAAGTACCAGGTTTATTTGCAGCAAGCATTATTGAAGGGTTTAATATAAACCTGCAGTCAGTTACATTACCTGCAATGTTTTCTGGATTTGCTATGGGTGCTGCTGGATTTGGCGGACAGTCAACAAGTACATTACTTGTTTCTTCTCAAGATGCAACAGTTGTAGCTAATCTTGGTAGTTCTATAACAGAAGCTGTTACCTACGCAGATGCATTAAGTAGCATAAAAACTACATTTGCAAACATTAGCGAGGGTGTTACTTCTGCAGATAGCCTTGCAGCTGGTCTATATTATGTAGCTTCTATTATTGAAAGCGTTTTAACCGAAACAGATAGTGAATCGGTAATTGTTACGTTTGTAACGTCTATATCAGAAGCAATGACTGTAGCAGATGCTCAAACAGCTATTACAATATTTAATAGTTCCATATTAGAAAATATAAACCCAACCGATGTGCCAACTGTAAAAGCTACTTTTGCAAAATCTCAAAATGAACCCATTACCGCTTCTGATGTATTATTAGCAGCCGCATGGATTAAAATTAACGACACCCAGATTACCAACTGGACACTGATAGATAATAGGCAATGATATGACTATTTGCGCTGTAATTGATTCTAATAACCAACTTGTTAACACTATTGTTGCCGAGCCAACTGACCTTGCGCCTGACGGTTGCACATTGGTAGAAATACCTGATGGATATTATTGGGATGGAGCTCAAGTTAGCCCGATTCCTATGGTGGTAGATAATGGCGGTTAAAACTGTATTTATTACCTCTGGTACTACATACACCATACCAGCAGACTTTGGTTCATTAGTTTCCGTTGAATGTATTGGTGGTGGTGGTGGCGGTAATAATGGAAGTAGTAATGGTGGTGGTTCTGGTGGTGCTTATGCGGCTTCTACTGCTGTTACAGGAATTGTTGCAAATGGTACAGCTTATGTTTCTGTAGGTGCTGGTGGTAGTGCTGGCGGTGCTGGTGGACAAACTTGGTTTAATGCTTCTTCAAATTCTGCTCCATCAACAACATCTCAAGGTGCATTAGCTAAGGCTGGTAATGGTGGAAGTGGTAATGGAAATACTGCTATCCCGGGTCTTGCTTCAAGCTCTATAGGAACAACAAAATATGATGGTGGTGCTGGTGGTATAGGAAATGGAAATAACTCTGGCGGTGGTGGTGGTGGCGCTGGCGGTCCATCTGGTCCTGGCGGTGCTGGTGGATATAATTTTTCATCAACTGGCAGAGGTGGTGGCGGTGGTGGTGGTAATGGTGGGGCTTTTGGCGGGTATTCAACAGCCACTACTGGGGGAACTGGTGGTGGTGGCATAGCTGGAACTACTAGCACAAACTATAGCGGTAGTTTTAATGGAACAACTGACTATTTAACAATCGCTAATAACTCAGTTTTACAACTTGGTTCAAACAATTTTACTGTTGAAGGTTGGTTTTATGTTACTTCAATAACAAACCAAATTAACTTTTTTCAAATTTGTGGTAATAGTTCAAATGGTTTTTCAGCTTTAAGGGTATTAACAAGTAGCAATAATACCTCAACTATTGCAGTCCAAATGAGTTCCAATGGAACAAGTTTAGATATATTAAATACTACAGGTAGTGTAAATATTCCAGTCAATAGTTGGTTTCATTTAGCTGTAGTAAAAAATGGGACAAATTTACAAGTTTATTTAGATGGATATTCCATTGTAAGTTCTACTATTGCATCCACCGCTTTATATGCTGGAACAACTCATACAATAGCGGCAAGACAAAGTTCAACTTTTGGCTTGTTTATGCCCGGCTACATTTCTAATTTTAGGTTAGTAAATGGAAGTGCAGTTTATACAAGTAACTTTACACCGCCTACAAGTCAATTAACTGCAATTACAAATACAGCTTTATTGACTTGCCAATCTTCTACAACCCCATTTACAGACAATAGTGGTAATTCGCTTACGATTACTCAAAATGGCACTCCATCAGCAATAAAGATATTTCCACTTAATACAGTATCTGGCGGTGGCACAGGAGCTACTTCAAGCAGTTCTGCTGGTAATCCTACCGCTGGTTCAAGTGCTGGCGGTGGCGGTGGTTATAGCTCAACTTATAACCCAAGTGCAGGAGCTACAGGAAGTTATTGGACTCAAACATCAGATTCTTCAACTGCTGGTTCTGGCGGTGGCGGTGGCGGTGCAGGAACAAATAGCACTGGTGTATCTGGCGGTGGCGGTGGTTTATATGGTGCTGGTGGCGGTAGTAGCAGAGCATTAGGAGCACAAGGAATTATTGTGTTTACTTACACTTCTACTGGTGGCACTACTTATACAGGCGCAGTTACTGAGACGCTAACTTCAGCGGATTCTTCATCTGTAACAGCTGCTTTTGCTAGTTTAATTACTGAGGTCTTAACTTCTGGTGATACCTTTACGGCAATAAAAATATTTAATTCTTTAGTTTCTGAGGGTTTAACAGCTGCTGATTCCCCCACAGTAAAAATAACTTATGCAACTAGCGTATCAGAAAACATAGTTTTAGCCGAGTCGTCTTTATTTGCTTTCCTTGTTTCTATTACAGAAAACATAGCTGCGGCAGATTCACCTACAGCAACAGCAGCTTTTGCTAGTTTTATTACAGAAGTTTTAACTTCAAATGACTCTTCTGCTGTAACGGCTACATTTGCCAGCGCAATTACTGAGGCTTTAACTTCAAACGATTCACAAGCCATTACTTTAGCAGTTTCGGTACTAGAGCAAATTTTATCTATATCAGATAGCCTAGCAGCTATTGTTCCTTTTGTAGCTGCTATTACAGAAGCTATTACTACAGCAGATAGCCCAGCGGCAACAGCAGCTTTTGCCAGCGCAATATCAGAAGTTCTTACTTCGGCAGATACTCCATCAACTACAGCTGCGTTTTTAAGCTCGGTATTAGAAAACCTAAACCCAGCCGATACCCCAACTGTAGTTGCCAAGTTTGCTAGTGTTATTTCAGAAACCTCTACTTTTGCCGATTCCCCAGCTAGTTTAGCTTCTTTTGCCGTTGCTATTGCCGAGGCTGCTACTTTGGCGGATTCATTAGCAGTTTCTTTGGTTTATAACAAAGCTATTACAGAAGCTCTAACGGTAGCCGATTCATCTATTGGGGCAGCCACATTTGCTACTGTAATTCTAGAAGGTTTAACTTCATCCGATACCCCAACGGTTGCTGCGACTTTTAAAGTAGTAGTCTCTGAGGCCACAAATGTTGCCGATTTAGAGTCAGTTTTAGCTAGTTTTGTATCTAGCCTATCTGAAGCCATTACCGCAGCTGACTCTAGTTTGGCAGTTCGTACTCAATACTCAAGCATTACAGAAACCCTAACCGCTGCCGATGCCCAAACCGCCCTTAAGATTTTTAACACCTCAGTTGCCGAAAACATCAACCCAAATGACTCCCCCGTCGTAATAGCTTCATTTACTAGCCAGATAGCTGAAAATTTGGTATTATTAGACGACCCATTCCCTCGTGGCTGGTATGCTATAAACGATGGACAAACAGGAAATTGGGCGGTGGTTAATAACACTGAGGCAAGCGCTTGGACAAGTATCAATGATGGACAAACAATAGTTTGGGTACCCATTAATAATAACTACCCATAAAGGATAAAAATGGCATCGTCATACACAACTAGTTTAAAAATTCAAGAAATTGGTAGCGGGGAACAATCTGGTGTTTGGGGCACAACTACAAATACTAACTGGACCTTAATAGAACAAGCTATTGCTGGTGTACAAACTATTACCATGTCTAATGCCAACTATACGCTATCAAACTTAAACGGCGTATTGGATGAAGCCCGTAATATGGTACTTGTTGTGCAGGGTACAAACTCTGGTGTATATCAGGTTATTGCCCCGCTAGTTGTAAAAGTCTATATTGTCTCGAATCAAACTACTGGTGGATATGCGGTTACTATTGGTGGTTCTTCTGGCTCACTTATTAGCGTCCCTAACGGTACAACGACTATTGTTTATTGTGATGGCACTAACTTTTACTCTGGACTTACTGGGCTTACCGGAAACCAAGCTATTAGCGGTAATTTGAGCGTTACGGGGAATGAAACAGTCGGCGGTACTCTAGGTGTTACTGGGGCCGTAACCGGGGCTTCTTTTGCTGGCGCAGGTACAGGTTTAACTGGCACTGCAGCAAGCCTTTCTATTGGTGGTAGTGCAGCAACGGCTACAACAGCCACTAATGCTACGAACGCTACGAACGCTACGAACGCTACGAATATTACAAATTCGGGTGGTTGGTCTGTAACACCAAGCGGTACAAAGCTTTATTTCAACTATAATGGTACTAACGTAGCTTCGTTAGATTCTTCTGGCAACCTTATTACACTTGGCAGTCATACTGCTGGCGGCACACCTTAATTTTTAGGAGCAATATAAATGGCAATTACACAATCGGGTACTTCGATAACATTTAACGATGCTACCGTACAAACTACTGCTTTTACTGGCGGATACACTGCTGGTGTGACAGGTCAAGCCTTCACATCTAATGGAACATTTACTATTCCATCTGGAGTTACTGCACTTAAAATTACAGTAGTTGGCGGTGGTGGTAATGGCGGACTTGGTAATGGTTTAGGTGCTGGTGGTGGTGGTGGGGCTGGCGGTTCTGCTATTTCTTATTTAACTGGTTTAACCTCTGGAAATACTATTGCAGTTACTGTTGGTGGTGTTGGCGGTCAATCAAAAATTGCATCAGGAACTCAATCTATTACTACTGTAACTTGT